TGGGCATCATTATAAGAGTGAATTTATTGGCGTGTAGAATAAGTTCATCTCCAGCCTCATTCCAAGAAAAAATATGCTTAAAAACCTCAGGGGCATTTTCAAAATCGGGCTGGAAAATAAAGTTAGTCCGTATCTTCTCCAGTTCTCCGTATTTACTTAAAAAAGCTGTACGACGTGTGATGATGGCAACAATACCTCGATGCACCCAAGGAATTTCGGTAGGAAACCAATCTTTTAAAAAAGTGCGTAGGAATAGAACCGGGTCAAGATAACATTCCGAGGCTAGTAGCGAGCGTTCATCTTTCGAGAGAGTTTTATTAGGTGAAGTCATTTAAGGCCTAAACCCCCTACAAGATTTGTGAGGTTGGCTGGGCGGGCAAAACCAGATATCCCAAAAGCATCAATTATTTGAGGGGAAAGTCCCACGGCTTTCCCAACTTCAGCTACAGGTTTTTGACCTGCGGTGCCGAGAGTAATATCTGATCGCCCGCCCATAGCAAGAGCTAAGATGACCGAATCTAATCCTGTTAATGTAGATCCCGGCATGTTATGCCCCCGCTACAACGGGAAGGGAGCCGTTCTCCCCGTTGTCTACTACTGAAGCCAAAGTGGCTAAAAATGAAGCAAGCTCAGCTTCAGTATTGCCTAAGAAATGCCACAGCATAGGTTTGGTTTCGTCCAGGGGTAGTGCCCAGGGCTTGACCATTGCTACACGGTTGACGTTGGATAATTTTTTCGCCGCCTGTACATGGAGAATTGGGCGATTGTAGTATTGCGCAAGTAGAGGGGCGTAAAGTTGTTTCATCTGCGCCCAACCTTTTGAAACTTGAGTTAACTTACACTCAATAAGAATAATTGGCGCCTCGTCATCTTCAGGGAGTATATACGCATCAGGTTGGGCAAATCCAGGTCCATTTGCATCTTCGAATTCAAACCAAGGCTCAACGAAAAGTTCTCCCTGGAGGTATCCCCTGGATATCGCCTCTTTAAGACATTTAAAGGCTTTTTTCTGGAAGGTTAAACCCTCTTGTTGAGCTGTTGTGGCGGCTTTCTTTGCGCCGCCGAAGGGAGGTTTACCTGTCCACAGATCAGTCCAAATAAGGCTTTCCAGCCTTCGGTGGCGAATTCGATCTGGGCGAGACGGAAGAGGTTTAGGTGAATGAAGACTCATGATGAAGATCCCTCCTCTAGTAAGATTTCGCCCATTATCACTTTCCCTGTTCGGTCTTGTAGGGCAGCTTTTAAGTCGTCAAGAGTTTCTTTAGTGAGATGCTGAACCGAGGTTTCGGTTTTAGTTGAGGGACCAAACCCGGTCCGATCCAGCCCCAGTTTGGCAATATCAAGAAGTTCTGAAGTTTTAACCTCATCAGGGGCGTCAATAATGCGCTCGCTTAAAACGCCTACAGCGTCAAGAGAGAGTCCAGCTAGTCTGGATTTGACATTAACAAACGCTTCTTCTTGCTGCTCAGCGTAAAAAGCCAGAAGATCTCGAAATGCCGGATCGTTTTTTAATATGGATATTCTGCTAGCACTATAACCTGTAATTTGTGAAACCTCGATGTTTTTAAGGCCTGATGCCAGCAACCGAGCCATTTCATGATGACTGTCCCGAAGCTTTTTTAACGGAGGGGTTCCGACAGGTTCAGTTGCAGATGTAGTGGCAGCTGCATAGATATCCCCCGCTTCGAGGTTCCTGACAAAAAGCGCCTTAAGAGGAAGCTTACGTCCCACAGGCTTAAGCCCGAGCGAGCCTAATGCGGCCTCAGGGGAGATATCATCCAACAAATTTTCTAAATCAAATTCTTCTTCGGACTCGATATTTTCAGGCTCAATAGACATTTTTTTCTCCGGCTCACGGGAGGTACTGTGAAAGGAAAAATTCTCGCCCCTTCTTTTTATAGTATGGGGTAACAGAAAATAAAAAGCAAGTATTTTGTTTAGCGGATGGATTAAAGCCATACTTTTCCTTAAAATTTCCAGTTTGGTAAATTGGCCCCCTTGGACGCCCGCCCGAGGTCGAGGGGGGAGGCGTACCCCCCTTGGAGTTTTTTCCTAGTAAGCCTCTAACTGTTACACTTTTATACAAAAAACCTGCAACATAACTTTGACTTGGCTGTCTAACTGTATATAATGGAAGACAAGCAAAAACGGTAGCCTGACCGCTTCAGGCACTTAGAAAACAAAGGGTAAACAGATGGAACTCTCTAAAATGAACAAGGCTGAATTGATCGAAGCATTGTCTGCTCTTCAAGCCAAAGCCGAAGAAGGAATCCACAGTATTGATAACGAGACGGTAAGGGTAGTTGTTGAAATTCCGCACAAATTTGAGGTGAAGAAGGGGGAAGAGACTTTCTTTATCCGGGCGGAAGAAATCAAACCAGCGGGCTATCGGCATTTGTTGGCATTTGGTTTTAAGCAAGCTGTGACCGATGCATATAATAGCCCTGGGAAGAACGGGAACACGGAAGACAAGACCGCAGCAGCACACACCAAGATGAGGAACATTGCCGAGGGGAACGTTGGCGGAGGTGGCAGGGAATCCGATCCTTTCTTGATTGCGGTCAAGGCAGATGTCCTTCAGATTTTGCGGCAAGTGAAGAACAAGGAAACCCAAGCCAAGCACACGGCAAAAGAAGCTGGCGCGAAAATGCGAGACTTGGGCGGACCAGTAGCAGCCATGCGGAAAGTGTGCGGGCTGCTAGGGAACGACGCTGATAAGGTCTTGGCGGAAATCAAAGCCAGGGTGGAAAACACCACCTCGGTTGATATTGACCTTGATATCTAGAATTTTTAAAAAATCCCCTTCGGCTTGGTTAGTGGAGGGGATTTTTCTTTCTAGTTAAAGTACAAAAGTTTTGTGTTATTAAAACCATTTCCCCCGAGCATTGTACACCTAGGAATCCTTTTTCAGTTAGCCCAAGTCGCGAAAAGCCCAGCGGACGCCCTAAAGACGGCCCTATATGGAACTCCCCCCCCAGTTCTTTTAAGTCCACATGAGTAAGCCCCGAGAGACATCCATACCACTAGCGCCGCCCATGTTCCCCGCTAACCCACCGCCGCCACTATCCATTGATCCACCCCACAAACCGCCACGTTGCCACGAAACAAAGTCACCAAGCCACTAACCCACAAGGATTTTACCCCCGTTTGAAGTATTCCAACCAGCCCTCCCTCTATACATTCTGCATCAACCTCCATCAACCTCTATCATCGTCTATTGCTCTATTTAGATATTTGGACATTTTTCCAAAATCGGGAAGCATTTGAGGTCTCTGGAGTTGTACAGTATTTATTTGTTATTTTTTTTTAATTTAACAACTACAAGAAGGACAACCCTAAGAAAGGCAAGGCCCGAGCAAACGACCAAATATCTAAATGGAGAAATGTAGGTTGATGTAGGTTGATGGAGGACTATGGAGGAAATAGACCACATAAGCCCTGCCAATAAAGTATTCCTCCTAACCAACCCCATTGACTCCTGGGCGGCTTCGTGGTATAAAGGGGGGCAATCAAAATTGTAAGAAAGTAAAAAACGGGATGGCCTCGGGAATACCTCCAAGGAGCCCCACACCACCAGGAGCCTGACATGTTGCAAATTATTCAACGTAAAATTCAAGTCGCCAAAAAAGAAATTCAAACCCTTGAAAACTTCTCAATCCCGATAGACCTTGTACCGCTCCTGGATAAAATCCACTTCGAGCTTCGCGACTACAACATCCACCATTACCCTAAGCTTCGATACGCACACACAGACTTTACCGGCAAAGCTATTTTTACAGACTCGCTTTTTCTAAAAACCGAACATTTCGAATCTGTTTTAATGCATCCGACATTTGAACTCATGGAGGATACTTCTGGATATGCTATTGTTAAAGCATATTCAAATACTGCCATATGCAAGCTTACTCTTTATGTTAATATGCCTCAAGAATATCATGAAACTCTAAATCGACTAGGCCATATTACCTTAAACAATATTGTATCATCTTCACTAATCTGTGATATCGAAGAAAAAATCAATTTCTAACCGAAAGAGCCCACACCATGAAAAAAAATCCTAATTACCATAGCGACGAGCCAAGCTACATTTGCGCCCTAACTGGGCAGGTGGAATTATTAGATCGACAAAACCAAACAAAACCCGATCCTCGCAACGAGCCTTGGTTGGACGCCTCACAACCTGAAAACATCGATCTACCGTACTTACCTCCCCTGCCGGTAAAAAGGCGCACCATGCTCGAACTAACCATCCATGAAACCCTACTAGATGTTGGTCTTACCGAGGGGCACGCTGAAATAATCACTGACGCCATCCAAAGGCGGCTTTGTGGTATGACTCTCGGCGAAATTATTCAAAGGAATTAACAATCATGCCAAAATACACAAAAGAACAACTCGTATGTATGTCTCAAGGGCGCTGCCCTATATGCACACGATTGCTACTCCCTCAGGTAGAAAAAGAGTCTGAAACCACAGAAGCCTGGGGACAAGTCAGCACTCAAAAAATAATCCGCATCAGGACTTGGCTTGAGTGCCCTATCCACGGGGAACTTTAAAAAATCCCACGAGGAGATAAAAATGTCACACAAACAATTAGCAATAAACACAATCATGCAATTAAAACAACTTCGGGGGGCTAAACTTGAAAAAACACCTAAAGGCAAAACAATTTCCCCTCTGCACATCTACGTCCTTTTTGCGCAAATGTCGCAGCTACATAAAATCATATTAAACTGGAAATATTGTGAACTTGAGTGCTCAACACATGAGCTTAGCCACAACCTACCTAAAAAAATACACCTGCAGAATAAACCCCCCAAGGACATATACAACAGCTTACTATATCTAACAATGAGTGAATTTGCGAAGCCCTTAATGTGCTTAACATGCAAAGGCAGACATAGACTACACCCCTGCCCAAGTTGCAAAGGCTCAGGCCACCGAAAAATCTCAGGTCGCCGCAAAGCTGAACTTCTCGGAATAAATGAAAGCACCTACCGAAGAAAATATGCGACTTTTGTCACCACACTTGAGTCTTTCCTCCAAGAACAAGAGCACTTAGCCTTGTTATCACTTACCCAAAAATTAAAATGACCGGAGCCCTCAAAAATGAAAAATCCTTTAGCCAACATCGACTCAACAATTCCCTGGTCTAAGCACCAGTTAGACTTTTTTACTCAATGCGCCACAACCAAAACAAGTATAGCACTTAACGCGGTCGCCGGCTCAGGCAAAACCACCACCCTCGTTGCTGCCGCCACACTCTTCAACAAAACCCTCGCCCTCGCCTTCAACAAAAAAACCGCCTTGGCACTAGCTGAACGGCTTCCCCCAGGAGCCGAGGCCAGAACCTTTAACAGTCTTGGACACCGAGCCTGGGCACAACACCTGCGTGCCCAGTTTATCTCAATCCCGATTTTCTTAGCAAATACCAAAACAAACGCCGTTGCTCGAAGCCTTTATCAACTAAACTGGTTCGAAGATCTATCGCGAGACGAGCGGCTAAATATTAATAAAATTGTGGCTTTAGCCAAAACTTATGGCTGGGTTCCACCATCTGTCGAGGGCGCTTTCTCCCTTCTCGACTTTTCAAATTTCTTAGAAAAATTAGACTATCACGGAATCCCCCATACAACAGCTGACACAGACATTGCAGCCGCCATCCTCAAGGAATCAATCCACTGGGCTTTTGGCAACGCTCCTGCCAAAAGTCACTCAGGAAAGTCATACCCCTTCTTAGATTTCAACGATCAATTATACCTCCCAACAATTTTCAAGTTAAAGCTTGCCCAATACCCAACCATCCTTGTTGACGAGGCGCAAGATCTATCCCACATCCAGCATGAAATGATTTCCAAATCACTCGCCCCTGAGGGACGCCTTATAGCTGTAGGAGACCCTTATCAAGCAGTCTACGGGTTTCGCGGAGCCTTGGCGGATTCTTTTCAGTCTCTCAAGCGAAGATTTAAAATGACAGAACTTCCGCTGTCTGTCTCCTTCAGGTGCGCCCAAAATGTAGTTCTTGAGGCTCAAAAAATCGTACCACACATTGAGCAGTCGGCCTCAGCACCTAAAGGAGATGTTATCCATTGGGCAGATACTGAATGGAATTTTAGTATCAACAGCATGCCCCGAGGTTCTGTGATTCTGTGCCGTTTTAACGCCCCTTTAGTTACTCAAGCCTATGAAGCCCTGAAAGCTGGTCGAGGTATAAACTTCCCAGGGCGGGACATTGCCGCAGGGCTCGTCGGGCTAATTAAAAAATTACCTAGCGTCTCTCAGGCGGCCATCGATATCTGGAAACGATCCGAGCTTTCCAAAGCCTCCAATAACCCAACCATCCAAGCAACCGTCGAAGACAAAGCAGCTATTCTCACTGTAATACTTTCTCAAACAAATGCCTCAACTAAGCCTGAACTGGCAAGAGAAATTGAAAGACTTTTCTCGAGGGACGATCCTGATATCACCTTTTCATCCATCCACCGTGCCAAAGGCTTAGAGTGGCCCGACGTCTTCATTCTTAATTCCGATCTCATCCCCTCAAAATATGCCGAGTCTGAGTGGGAACATGCTCAAGAAGATAATCTCCTTTATGTTGCCATAACAAGAGCAATAACAAATCTCCACTACATCAATTAACCAAAAAAAGTCAAAACAGGCAAGGACGCCTCCCGAAAGACTTCCTACGACGATATCGAAATCTAAAAAAAAAAAGGATAAACTAGGCATGGACTCTGTAACTAAAAAAGCCTTACAAGGCTCAATCGAAAAATGGGAAAAAGTTGTGTCAGGGGAAATATCAGCGCGTGAAGCCACCAACTCAATAAACTGCCCTTTATGCCGGTTGTTTAGCAAAGGCCTAGCCTTGTGTATTTCTTGCCCTGTCTGGGAGGATACATGTCTATCAGAGTGTAAGGGTACTCCATTTGTTGAATTCAGCCGAGCCTGGCTAGACGGCTCTACAAATCTTACCAAACTAGCCCAAGCCGAACTTGACTACCTCAAGAATCTCTATAAAAAACTTTGCCCGGAGGACTTTCCCAATGCCAGCGCCTAAATCAGAACTAGCTTACGCAGCCCCATTAGGCGTCCTTGAACGGGCTATTGCTGCCCCTCGAGGAACCTGCGCCTCCTTCCAAACCTCTGGTCAAGCACTGAATTTCCGCCAGCGTCTATACACAGCCCGCAAAGCGCAGCGCAAGCTTAACAACAAAATGTATCCCCCAGACCACGAACTACACGACGCTAGCCCTTATGACAGTCTCACGTTTATTCTTAAAGATTGGGCCGAAGAACCGCACAGTGCCCGCGTCCCCCACTTGCTACACGAAGTTTGGGTGGTGCATGATCCAGACCTTGCGGCCGAGGTTTCATACAACCTCACAGAACTCTAAAGGATTCAAAATGATCTTCCCTCAACCTGCAGATATCATTGAGAAGAGCCTAAAATCGACCCCAGTTGAAAGCCCTCTGCTGAGAAAGTCCTCGCCAACTCACCCTGCGTTAAAACATACCTCGGCTCTGGTTCTACGCCCATACAAAACCCTCGATGGAACCCTAGTGGCAAAAGTTCAAGTCGCCGGAGGACACAGACTAGGGCACATCATTCCCCAGGCAGGTTCGTACCTCGAGTTCATTCTTTTCTTGGTGTGGGCACATTACCACCGCGAGCATTTCGCACTACAGTCAAACACGCCTTTTTTGCTTGATTTCTACACCAAAGCCCAACACGACTCAGCGGGTATGTGGGCTGGACGCCCGGTGACTCTATCCCTGATTCGAGACTATTACCTCAACCAAGGCATTTATGAAACCAAAACAACCAGCTTAAGTATAGAGGAGTTAGACCTATGAGAACTATTTTAGAGGGGAGGGAGTGGCTGGTGCCATAAGTGCGACGGGGCCTGTAAACCACCAATCCCGGACAATGAGTTCAGAATGCCTGTGGAGTAAGAGCCATACCGTATAAAATACAAACGTATGGTCCCAGGATATGGCCCAATCTCCCCGCTAACTAAACCCCTTGCATATCCGATCAAGATGTGATATCATCTATACAAATGATCGGCCAACCGGCCTTAACCACCAGGGAACAATCAGTTAATTCCCACAGGAGACGCAAAATGAAGTTTACTCAGAAAACCCCAAAAGCTGATATCACCATTCAGGGCCAAAAGTATCAAGTGCCCCAGCCCTATGCACCTGAACATGTCTGCACCGAGGCTGAGGCGAAAGCCCTCAACGGCCTTATCGCTGAAAACGCCCGCAACAACTTTGCCCGGCGACTTAAGAAGATCAACGAAGAAAACGGCAAGCTGGCTGAAGGTGTAGAACCGCAGCCCATGCCTTCTCAGGCCGAACTGGACGACTATCTCAAGTCCTATGAAATCGGCGCCAGAAAAATCGCAGTGCAATTGTCCCCCCTGGACAAAGAAAAGAAACGCCTCGCATCCGAAATGCTCACCACAGCCCTCCGAGCCAAAGGTCGCCAGAAGAAAGACCTTACCACCGAGGCTGTCGAGGGACTCTTGCAGCAGATCCTCACCAAATACGAAGCAACCATCCACACCCAGGCGGAGTCCAACATCGCTCTCCGCTCCCAGATGGGTGAAATCGAACTCGACTAACACCCCGCCCGCGTCAGCAAAGGGACTTTAGAAAGGAAGCTGCTCCACCAGCATCTTCAAAGAAGTCTTAACCTCACCGGGAATTCAAGCGCCCATTAGGGGAGGAGGATCAACCAAGCCTCCTCCCCCTTTAAAAATATTTTAAAAACATTAACCGGGAGCCAACCCATGCCATTCAAGATTTATAAAATCTATCCCACTAATTATACCTTTGGCTATGATACTTTCGATTCAGCAATTGTCATTGCTGACAGCACTAAAGAGGCCAGCAACATACATCCCTGCACTGGCAAGCCGCTAAACAAAAATAATACAAGTAATTATGGTTGGCCTACTTCCCTCGATCAAATAACAGTTGAGCACATTGGATACAGTACTGCGACTCATCCAGGCGTTATTCTAGCGTCTTACAACGCTGGTAAATAAAGGCCGTCAAAATGTCTGATAATCAAAAAATAGTCCAAGCACTTATATATTCAGCTATAGATTCCCCTTTAGGTATTCTTGTCGAGACAAATGATCCTAAAGCGTTCCGAGCTAACTATTACTCAGTTCGCGCCCAATTAAAAAAACGAGGCATTACCGAAGCTGAGGATATTCAAATACGTAACCACCCGGACGATCCGAATAAACTTCTTCTCATCAATAAAGCTCTCGTCAAGCAAAATCAGGAGCCTGAGCATGGCTAGGCGTAAAGACCATTCACTAATTAAAGTAACTTTCAATGTTAAAGTTGACGACTGGGAGTTACTTGAGCGATTTTATCCTCAAATAGGCAAAACTGTCGCAGCTCGACGAATTCTTAATAACTTTTGTAACGCCTTACGCCAACGTGAAGGAGAAGCCCATGACAAATTTACCATTAATCAAACCACCAAACTCTGACGACATTGTCGAAGTATTTTCTCGAGACCCACTCGAAATGGACGACGTAGACATTGATACAATTATACGTCGATTCAGGGAAAAGCGGGCAGAGTTTGCTTTAGCCGAGCGCACCAAAAAACCAGGATCAGGTCCTAAGATTAAAAAATTAGACCTTGCCGACCTGGGTATTTAAAGCAACAACCTTAAAAGCCTTTTATGTCGATGTCACCAAATGGAGGATTAGAACACCATGAAAGAATCTGAAAAATTCAAAACTACCGCCCCGCTCCCGACCGATCGAGAGCGCGAAACACTCATTATTTTGATGGAAGAAGCGCTTGAAGTAGTACATAGAGCCTCCAAGGCGCTGCGGTTTGGTCTTTCCGAAATTCAGCCTGGGCAGCCTTACACGAACGCGGCCAGGATCTCGCGGGAGGTCGGGGATTTTTTCGCCGTGGCGGCGCTTGCTGTTGAGGAGAAGACTCTCTTCGAGAGTGACATTATGTCCAACCACGCAGTGAAGGGTGGGAAGTTGGCGAAGTACATGCAGACGAAAGTTGAGTCTTGGTAAGGCCTCGAGAAAGCCAAAATGGAGCACTCAAACAGGATGGTGGAAATAAAAATGCAAGAAGATCAACTTCCAGTTTCTGACCCAGATGAGAGGGCTCCAGTTATATCTGGACCTAATTTTGAGCACTCAGGGGCCTTTAACAAAACTTTGAAGGAATCACCATTCCTTCAAACCACTTGGGACAGTACATCTCTTGGGGCACTCAAAACTTGTCCCTATAAATATTATCTCGAGATTGTTCTGGGCTGGAGGTCTCGCGTTCAATCCGAGCACCTTACATTCGGCAGCATCTACCATGAAGCGCTCGAGACTTACGAACGTGTAATGGCGTCTCAAGCTTATTCAGACACCGGACATGAAATTGCTCTTCGAGCCGCTGTGCGAAAAGTCCTTACCCAATGCTATAAAAAGAAGTTCTTCGGTTTCAAGACTAAGACACCTTTAACACTCCTTCGGTCGGTCGTGTGGTATCTGGATCATTACGGGATAAATGACCCAGCAAAAACTTACATGCTCTCTGGGAATATTCCAGCTGTTGAGCATCATTTTGAGTTTTCTTCTGGCATAACCAGCATGGACACCCAGCATCAGTATTTTTTGGCGGGCCATCTTGATCGTGTGGTTGAATTCCAAGACGCTCTTTACATTGCTGATTATAAAACCACGGGCACAGCCTTAAGCTCTTCTTGGTTTGATCGCTTCACCCCAGACAACCAGATGACCTTTTACACCTTGGCTGGTACAGTTTCTCTAGCAAAACCTGTAAAAGGCGTAATCATCGACGGAGCCCAAATCGCAGTAGGCTTTACTCGATACGCCCGTGGTTTCGCTAATCGAACCTCGGCCCACCAGGAAGAGTGGTTGGACTCCCTTAAATACTATCTCAGACACGCTGAGATGTATGCCGCCGAGGGTTCTTGGCCTCAGAATGACATGGCTTGTTCACACTCTTTTTGTCCTTTTGTTAAAATTTGCGCCGCAGATCCTGGAGTGCGCGAAATGTATCTCAAAGGTGATTTTGTCCAACGACTTTGGGATCCAACCAAAGCTCGAACGGCGCTGGAGTAAACCGATGAGACAATTATCTCAAAATGAAAAGTTAGCTCGATCCAGAAACTTTCTCCAAGGATCTCTTGACGGATTGAGTGCACAATTAAGACTGTTACGGTTAATCTCGATTCGACCTGGAGATAAAATTTCTTATCAAACAAAATTAAATGCCGAAAAAGATCTAGCATATCAACACAGCGATGAGATAAAAGCATTATTACGTCAAATTGCGGTTAAAATAGACGAACTCTGGCAAACTCTGAAGAGAATAGAAGCGGAGAAAACCAATGCCTAGCTTAAGTAACCATACCTCAGCCTCATCAACTAAGATGCTTCTCCTTGGCGATTCAGGTACAGGTAAAACAGGCTCTTTAGCCTCCTTAGTCAAAGATGGTTACAACTTACGCATTCTCGATTACGATTCAGGTTTGGATATTCTCCCACACCTGCTGACTGAGAAAGAAATTAAAACCGTCCAATACAAAACATTCACGGATCGACTCACTTCAGCTGCTGGGAGAGTCATGGTAAAAGGAGCCGCCAAAGCATGGCCTGAGAGCGTTCGTCTTCTTGATGGATGGAAAGAAGGCCTCAAGGATTCCCCCGATCATATCGACTTAGGCTCGATTTATACCTGGACTTCCCAAGATGTTCTTGTTATCGATTCCCTCTCAATGCTATCAGATGCTGCCCTCCGGTATGTTTTAGTTCTTAACGGGCGCAATGGTCAACATCCCTACCAAAGCGATTGGGGCGAAGCAATGTCCCTTGTTCAATCATTTCTTGAGATGCTCTATTCCGATTCCGTTAAATGTAACGTCGTCGTGATTGCACATCTTTCACCAGTTGAAAATGAAAAAGGAGAAACTATAAAGCTCGTTCCGACATCCTTGGGCAAAAAATTACCGCCTAAGATTTTCCGCTACTTTAACACCTGCGTTTTGGCAAAAACTAAAACTGCGGGAGCCAAAATGAAACGAGTGCTCTGCACACAGCCCCAGGTTCTGATCGATCTAAAAGTTGCCGCAGTTCCCGGCACTGTCCCTGCAGAGCTACCCTTATCTACCGGGCTTGCTGATCTTTTCAAAGCCCTCAGAAAAAGCTAACATCTAACCAGTCTTACTTGTTTTAATTAAACCCAGGGTAGCGAATAATCGCCAACCCACATTTTGAAAATTGGAGACTTACAAATGAGCACCCCAAACTTTGCTAACCTTCTGGATCGTAATGTCGGCACCGTTGAAAAACCAAAACCACTCCCCGAAGGTTCCTACACCTTTGTCATCTCCGAGCATGAAACTGGGGAGTCTAACCAGAAGAAAACGCCGTTCGTCCGCTTTATGTGTCAGCCTGTCGAAGCGTATGAAGATGTGGATGATGAAGCTCTGGAAGCTTTCGGCGGGCAGGCTGCCATGGCAAAGAAGAAAATTCGGTATACGTTCTATCTCACTGAAGATTCTTTGTTTCGCTTGGATACCTTTGTAGGTGAGCATCTGGGACTTACAGGCAAACTCTCTGAAGCCATTGGCGAAACCACCGGAGCCTCTTTCGTCGGTCGAATTGTCCATAAACCGAACGAAAAAGACCTTGAATCTCCTTTTGCCGAAATCGATTCCACGGCACAGGTATCCGTAGAATAAAAAGTTAGCCAAGTCTTTCAAGAAGCGCAAAAGCCTAGGCTAAGAGTGGCTTAGTAACCTTAGTCAGCAGGGGCCGGAAAATAAGGTGTTTTATCTACCAACCCATTCCGGTGACCCTGCATTTATATTTATAAATAGAAAGAAAAAAAAATGTTTATTGAGATTCTAATTGGCCTTATTATTTCTTATGTAATTTTTTATTACACCCACCAGTAACAGGAGCAGTCAATCATGCCCCGAGCATTTTACAATGACATCGATGCAAAAGAACTCCTCGAAGACTTAGCCTTGAACGAAGGTTTTGTCTTAGGGTCAATGGGTAAATTTAGCCCTGATATAGCAGCCTTAATTGCAGCTAATCTTTCCGCACCTCTCGTTGCGGGTATCTGCTGCGATCCAGGCTGTGGGGCTACAGCCCCTGTAACTGCTCAGGCAGTTAACGGTATTTGCCCCCAGTGCGATAACTTCTCTATTATTTCTTGTCATATGCTTCATGAAGAATGTGTATCCAGAGGTCTTTTAAAATGAAAACATCTTTTATCGACATAAAAAAAATTCACATTAAAGAAAATCGCCAGCGTAAAGACTTAACCAATATTGATATTTTGGCGGATTCAATGTTCCGTCTAGGTCAGCTTGCTCCAATTATCGTAGGGGATTTTGTTGACGTCCCCGGTGAATGGACTCTTATTGCAGGAGAACGCCGCCTGACCGCCGCCAAAAAATTAAAATGGTCTAAGATAGCAGCCACTTTCCGCGATAACCTGACCCCCCAGGACATTCATCAAATTGAACTCGAAGAAAACATCAAACGAGAACAACTTACCTGGACTGATCAAGCCCTTGCAATTGTGCAATTCAGCGATCGAGCTTTTGCAGATTCTACCGAGTGGACACTTAGCAAAACCGCTGATTCTTTAGGACTTCCTCAAGGTTCTATATCAAGATGGATAACTGTAGGCAGAGCCCTTCTTGAGAACCCCGGGGATGAAAAGCTTCTTGCATGCTCCAATTTAAACGCAGCTTGGAATCTGGAAAGCAAGCGCCGGGAGCGTCTCATCGAGGTTGAAGTTGAAAACTTAGTATATATTCCCAAAGCGAATATTATTTTAAATTCTTCCCAGGAAAACGACCAAGAAGATACAGCACCTATAGAATCTATCCCAACCAAACCCATTGATGCTATAACTTGCACGGATTTCATTTCCTGGGCTAACTCATACAAGGGACGCCCTTTTTCATTTCTTCATTGCGATTTCCCCTATGGCATTAACCACCAAAAAAGCGATCTCGGAGGTAGTGCCCGCCATGGAGCCTATGAAGACTCTCCAGATGTTTATTGGGCCTTATGCGAGACCTTGCGGAACAACCTCGACAGAATTTTATTCCCACAAGCTCACATCATGTTTTGGTTTTCTATGTCGTACTATACCGAGACCATGGAATTTTTCCAGAACAACACTGAACTTACTGTACAACCTTTCCCGCTAATCTGGACAAAATCTGACAACGCAGGAATATGCCCGGACGCCCAACGTCAACCCAGGCGCGTTTATGAAACCGCCTTGATTTTGTCCAGGGGCAATCGTAAAACTGTTAACATGGTAAGCAATGCGTATTCTGCCCCATCAACAAAAGCTAATCACATATCAGAAAAACCAGTGCCGATGTTAAAGCATTTCTTTCGCCTTTTTATTGATGAGCATACGTCAGTCCTTGATCCAACCGCAGGTAGTGGGAATGCCCTAATTGCGGCGCTTGATTTTTCCCCTAAGACCATCAAAGGTTTAGAACTAAATCCAGAATATGCCGAAGCGGCTAATCGTCGACTAAATACCGAGTGGGTTAAAAAAGTAGTTTCACAAAAAGGGATAACGCATGGAACTGAATAATCGAGCCGAAGCGGAGATCGCTGAAGATACCCTCCTGTCCGTTGAAGGGAACAAATCGTGACAGTTTATTTCGCCATGCTTGGCCCAACTCATCTTCCAGGTTCCAGAGTGGATACAGGCCGGTTCAAGGATTCGAAAATCAGTGGAACGCCTCATGAAACAAAGGAAGGGGCTAAAGGTGAAATTGACACCCTCCGGGCCGAGTCCCCCTGGGCGTTCATGTTGACCCATCTCTGGGTAAAAAAAGAAGCGTCCATCAAGGAAGACGGAAAATGGTAGTTTTGCCATTCAAATATAATCACACAGATTTTCAATCCATTTAGATTGGGTAGAGGATAACTTTATAAAATGACTAAATCAATCCAGCCATATTTTCGACCGGGGGCAAAAATAGCCATTGTCGGCGAGGCCCCTGGCAAGCAGGACGCAAACCTGGGTTTTCCCTTTCTAGGTGCTTCAGGGAAAGAATTAATAGCACAATTATTCGACGCAGGATTGATCATCGAGGAGCCTAAAAGCGGCCCCTTCTCCCTTTTAAAATGGTGGAAACAGACTTCGTTTCATGTCACTACAGTTTTCTTAGAACAGCCCCCAGGGAACAAACTTGATTCCTGGTGCTCTAACAAAACCGAAGCCTCTAAGCACCTGGGAAGTTCTTATAAATTTCCACCAATCAAAGCTGGTAAGTATCTACACCCTAAAAAGCTTACCTGCCTAGAACGTCTTAGGGCCGAGCTTGACCAAATCAAGCCTAATATTGTAATAGCTCTAGGAGCTACAGCCTGCTGGGCACTTCTCGGTAATCATAAAATCACAACCTTGCGGGGCACTATAATTGAGTCTTCCTTACTCCCGGGACTCAAAGTCTTGCCGACATACCACCCTTCATACATTTTAAGAAGGTGGCATGATCGCCCGGTCGTAATCGCAGACCTGATGAAAGCGAAAAAAGAAGCTGAAACTTCCGAAATAACCCGACCAAAGCGGACCATTTACATTGCCGAAACAAGCGAGGATTTGGAACAATTTGAAATAAATTTAATGGAGTGTGATTTTCTATCAATTGACATTGAGACAAAGCTAAGTCAAATAACCTCAATTTCCTTTTCGCCAGATAAATACAGTTCTTATGTTATCCCCATTTGGAATGAGCTTGAACCTGATTTTTCTTATTGGAGAATTTTTCGTCTTGAAGCCTATGCTTGGCGGGTCATTAAAAGAATCCTTGAGAGTCCAATTCCTAAACTAGCTCAAAATGGCCTCTATGATGTTCAATACCTCTACAGCACTATAGGAATAAAAACCCAAGGGTTTTATTACGACAGTATGATTCTGGCGCATTCCATACAGCCAGAATTGAAAAAAGGTTTAGGTTTCCTAGGTTCAATTTATACGAATGAACCTAGTTGGAAATCTATGCGAACTTCTCACGATACCGAAACTAAAAAGGACGCCTAAAATGACCAGAACTAAACCAAAACTTTTGTGTTCTTTTCAAGCTCGCAAAGATGGCCCCTGGTACGAGTGGCCTACCAATATCGCAAAACCGATTCAAAAAAAGCTTATCTTAAAATCAAGCAAAGAAAAAGAATACACTATGATAAACGGTATTCGAGTCTTTGCTCTTTCTTTTACTACATCAAAAGGGACTAAAAACTGGAACAGCACAACGGGTTGGAGTGTTTTGACGTGAAAATATTCTATACAACACATGAGGGCGGTTGTTGGCGAAAATGGCCTGCAAGAGCATCTAAACCTTGTTGGGTTAAATTTGATGCAATTAAGGCTCGTTGTCCGACCAACCCTTTCAATGCCTACTCAGCAATAAAAATTAACAAGGTAGAGTTTCATTCTATAATGTTTGTCAAGAAAGAAAATACCATGCGAGATTGGGACGTATTTAATGGTTGGAGAGAAAAAGCTTTTGTACCCTTTCGAGGTTTACGCTAATGAAAATATTCCACACCGAAGCTCTTCCCGAGCTTAACAAAGCAGAAACCCTTTATGTTTATAATGGCTTAGATACTGCCATCACATGTGAAGTTTTCGACGGACTTCGAGAAAGCCTCACCCCGGAAGCTCTTAAAACTTACCAATTTGTTCAGTCAGTTTCTGCCCCTGCGCTTGAGATGATGTTACGCGGAATGCGTATCAATGATAATATCAAAAATGAGCTTATTTATGAGCTTGAGGCCAAGCAGAAAAAAGTTCAATATGTATTAAACAAACTATCCATAGGTTGTTCGGGAACTCTTCTCAACCCAAATTCACCAAAGCAGCTTATTGCTTTTTTCTACACTTTCCTCGGACTCCCTGAAGAATTTAAATTTGAAAAAGGTAAAAAAGTAAAAACTACAAACAGAGAAGCTTTAGAAAAATTATCAATCTATCTACATGCCCGCCCGTTTATTAACTGCATTCTAAAGCTTCGAGATCTTACCAAACTTTTAGGGGCGTTAAAATATGGTGTAGATGAAGACAGGCGAATGCGGTTTGGTTTCAATGTATGCGGAACAGAAACTGGGCGGTGGTCTTCCAGCAAAAATATTTTCGACCGAGGGGCAAACTATCAAAATCTTACCAATGATGTTAAGCGAATATTTTGCGCTGACGCGGGGTATAAACTGGCTTACATCGATCTTGAACAAGCTGAGTCTCGTGGTGTGGGTATTTTGGCCTGGGCAATTTCAAATCTTAGCAATTATCTTGATGCTTGTGAATCTGAAGACTTGCATACAACAGTTTGTCGTATGGTGTGGCAACAAGATTTACCATGGACTGGAGATATTTTTAAAGATAAAAAGTTAGCTGGGGCGCTTTATTACAGACAGTTTTCGTACCGAGACATGGCAAAACGAGGTGGTCATGGCACTAATTATTATGGCCTTCCCTCTTCAATGGCCAATATACTTAAAGTGTCTTCTAGGGTAATGGAAAATTTCCAACGTGCTTATTTTGAAGCTTTTCCAGAAATTCCCCTATGGCATCAAAACGTTGCTTTCAAGCTTCAGACTGAGCGATCTCTCATTACACCTTTTTCAAGAAAGCGCCATTTCTTTGGTCGCCCAGGAGACGATACCACTTTACGAGAAGCCATTGCGCATAATCCGCAATCACTTGTTGCTGATTATTTAAACACACAATTGCACATGGCGTGGAAGCTTGAACCTGATTATACAATCAATTCTTTACCTGCCTTTCAACTTTTGGGTCAAGTACATGATGCTATTGTTATTCAATATCAAGAATCTCATGAGGCTGAAATTCTCCAAACACTTCTTGATCTTTTTAAGACACTCAGTATACCAGTAAGAAGCGAAATTACTTCTGAGGTTCGAGACTTTCAAATACCAAATTCAGTAGAAGTAGGCTGGACTTGGGCTAAACTAAACAAAAAAGAACCCGGAGACAATCCTGATGGGCTCATCGAATATAACGGCTTTGACAGAAGAAACCGCACTGAATTCCCGCCGACCGGGTTGCTTGATCGGGAAGTTTCTCGAGTACACAGACGGCATTCCCTCACCTAAAATTTTCAGGGAGTGGGCCGCAGTATCGATGATCGCTGGAGTGCTTGAGCGCCGAACTTGGGTAGAAATTACCAATTCTCGTCTATACCCAAACATGTTTATTTTTCTGGTGGGCAACCCTGGAGTGGGTAAGTCCATGGCTATTAATGAAATTGACCGCTTTTGGCGCAAGCTTGAGGATAAACCAGGCAACCCAGGGCTAAATACAGCCCCTCAGGCATTGACCAAGGCGGCGTTCATCGATCAACTTATGGAATTTCCGAAAACTATCGAGACTCCAGGCAAGCGTATTGAGATAAACTTTGCCAACTTAGCCGCCCCTGAGTTAGGCACACTTATAGCTTCACACGACTTTGAATTTATCAATACTTTGAATGATCTCTACGATTGTAGGGAATCATACGAAGGACGAACTCGCGGCGGTGGGATGGAGGTTGTACGCAAACCAGGATTGAATTTAATCGGCGGCACTCAGCCGAAATACCTTGCTGAGTTACTTCCTGAAGCTGCGTATGGCATGGGCCTAACCTCACGCATCATCATGGTTTATGGAGGTGCTCGGGTTACTATATCTCTTTTTTCCTCAGCACAGAAAAACCTACCGCTTAAGAAAGAAATCCATGATCGCCTACAAGAACTCCTAGCTTTATATGGAGAATTTACCTGGGAAGATGAGGCTGTTCGTGCCGTGGACAATTGGCACTTATCAGGCAATCCACCTGTACCAACAAACGCTAGGCTTCAAAATTATAACCCCAGGAGAACAATCCACGTTATCAAACTAGCCATGGTTTTTTCGGCAGCTCGTTCAACAGAGATGATAATCACCCTGGACGACTACGAGCAAGCAAAGCATATGCTTCTGGCTACTGAAGATATGATGCCAGAAATCTTCAAGGAAATGTCGTCATCTCCAGATGGTGTGCTGCAAGATGGGGCTATGGAGTTTTTAATCTTAAAATATACGAGAGATAAAAAGAAGCCTATAACTGAGCAGCTTTTGAAGAACTACTTTATCAACAAAACAGCCTCGAATAAAATCCCGCACTTAGTCGATAGTATGGTAGGTGCGGGCTGGATTTCGGTTGATCCCACAGGATCTCAAACACCAGGCTTTCGTAGATATATCCCTCGAGTCAAACACTATCACGAAGCTAATATTTAAAGGAAAAATAAAAATGTTACTTGCAAAATCTGTCACAATAATGAAAGGTCTTCAACAGTTTATTGCTGGAGTAGAAATAAACTGTTATGTTGTTCCAAGTAAAGAGGGGCTTGTTTGTGGAACTGATTTAGATTGGTCTCAAGCAATCGATTTGGGTAGAATAACATTAGAACTGGATGCCTCGTATATATTAAAAATAGCAAAAGGCAGTTCTAAAAGTGTAACTTTACCTAAAGGCTTTTTTACTGTAATAGTTATCTTTAAGCAAACTGGTGAGCAAGTTACCCTATCTCAATTTAAGATTGATACCAGAGATACACTTGCCATATTCTGACGAAGCTAATATTTAAAGGAAAAATAAAAATGACTAAGATCAATATGGAAAAGACATACCACACCAAAGATAAGCAAGAGGTTGTAATCTTGTCGATTGCAGGGAGAGATGCGCGCTGCCCTGTTATTGGGTACATCGGAGACGCAGACCAGTTGGATCGATGGACCCTAGAGGGGGAACATTGGTTTTCGAGCAATAACAACCTCATCGAAGTCAAGCCTCGTATTAAGCGTTCGGTGTGGCTAAACATCGATAGAGATTCACTACATTGTCGCGCCTACCTCACGAAAAAGGAGGCCAACGAACCACCTTACTTTATAGACAGGATTGCCTGCATCAAAATCGACCTAGACTTTGAGGAAGGAGAAGGGTTGTGAAAAACATCAAAGAAATCATCTACACAGGAGAGGGGCCAGAAGCTGATCTGGCTTTTATGATCCATCTGGGGTTGGCTCCTAAAAAGGCTCGATGCACTATTCCTCCTACTCAAAATCTTGCTGGAAAGATTGTCTACTTTTCATGGCACGCCAACCAAGATTCGCAAGGGACAATCCTCCCCCTACTCACCTCCAAACACCCAATCCCGGAGCTATGGGACGCACTACCTGAAGGTTGGGAGTGGGGGGATATCTTACACATAATGCAAGGGTCGATTGATCTTCATGGGAAAGTTACGCCTGTTTGGAAACCGTGGGCTAGATCAATACCGCCTAAAGCTTGGATGGGGGTCAGCGGTACTCACAAATCCCTCCACCGAGCCATGGCGCTGTGTATTGTCGAGGCTGTTGAATCGAACAGCAAACCTCTGTCTAATCCTTCCGCCCAAGCAAGCCCCTTTGCCTAGCTTCCATGATTGCTTCAGGTGAAAATTTATCAGCCACATTGTCTCCCTGGAAGCGGGCAATGTGGCTTTTTCCACTCCGCACCACACTTGAAATGTCAGGGGTGCCCTGAACAGCTGCTGTAGCCAGGATTTGCTGTGCAGTTGACCAGTCCCCCTCCATCACAGCTGCCGCCCATCGTTGTCCAAAAGCTGAGATAGCTTCTTTCCGAGCTTTCTCATCTTTCCATAGCTTATTCCCAACATCCATAGCGCGCTCAACCTGGAGCGGATTCAATCCCACAATATATGCAGCCCGCCTCGCCAACGAGACATCTTGAACCATAGGCTTGCCTGAAGAAAACCCTCGAATGTAATCATTCCCTATAGCCATATTAGCTCGGTGCATAAACTTAGGGGCGAACGCTTTGGTAAGTGCGTCAACAGTGCTCCGATCTGTGATGGGATTTCGACCAGTCACATCAAGGGTATTTGTTACATCCCCGACAAGTCTTCCAGCGGCTTTCATCCTATCCCAATAGACAAAACCAAACAACCTTGCAGCATCTTCCCCAGGGTCAGCGAAAGGTGAGGCCATTTGATTTTGCAGGGAAAAACCAAGCATTGAAGGCAGCCCATAATAAACCGTATCAGCCAAGGCTGAGCCATCTGGACCTCCATCAAATCTATCATAAATAACATTCTGGAGCGAATCATCCCCTAACCACTGCGCGGTGTTTTCACCTGCCCACTCGATAAAGGGTAAGCCACCTGCACCGCCCATTGCAGCTGTTCCACCTGTCTGCCACATGAGAGGACGCCAGTTACCCTTTTGAGCTTGCCCAGCGTATTCTGCCATCCAGCCCATATAGTGCATAGCCCAGTTTTTAAACAACCCGAAGGCTGAACCCGCAGGACCTGTCATAACCCGAGCTCGATCTGCTGCGGAATAATTAAACTGGGTCTTCTCGGTAAACTCCCTTGCAAAGCGGTACAGCTGCTCACTTCCTGGTTTGAATTTAAAAATGTCTCGCCCTACAATATGGCCGAGAACAAAACTATGTCCGCGTGAAAACTTCTCACTCGCCGAAGGCAAGAATTGACCCACAGCTTTGATAAAGTCCGGCCAACCACCTTCTTGCTTCAGGGTTGCCCTCATATTGGACAATTTCGAAGCATTTTCACCTACAAATTCTTCAATAAACTTAGGGTCCCAAACACCTTCAGCCCCTGCGCGTTCGAATTGCGCCATCAAATGTGCATCTGGTTTGCCCATCTCCCTAAAACTTTTCCCCACCAGCTTCATCATTGAAAGTGCCCCAACACCGTTAACTTTACCTGCAGTATCCATAACAGGATGCCAGTTATAGTATTTTGAAACATCTTCAGGTGCTGCATGGGTAATATAGGCAATGTGCGGAATGGCATTTTGGATAAACGTAAGTGCATTAGCAGCTGCATATGAGGCATTGAAAAACCCCAGGGTCAACATATGAATAGCTCCATTTGTGGCAGCTACAATTTTGCTCGCGCTATTTGCTCCTAAGATGGGTGAGAATACTGTATCGGCAGCTTTATTGAGGGCTTTATCAATCTCACCTTTTTCCCCTCTAAGTTGCCCTAAACGATCTTGCAATTGACGGGCAACCTCTATGTTTCCATAGTTAGAATCTCCTAGTGCTTCTATATCGCGCTCAAAAACCTTCATCACACCTTTATCAGCAACATATCCCTGCGTGCTTTGATAGTTTTTAAGCAGAGTATTTTTTAGTTCCTTCGCACTCATAATTTCTTTAAAGCCAGGGATCTGATGCCGTTCTCTTGTTAGGGTTTTCGGCCCATGAACTTGAGAAGAGATTTTTTCATTCTTAATCTGATCAAAAATTTCGTTCCTGGAGCCTTTTTTAGGAAGGAGTTTTCTTAAAGCTGAGTCAGTCTTGAAATCGCCAGCAGTTGCCTTACCAATTCTCCAGCTTCCAGTCGCATCGATTAAGATTTTGTTTCCACTTTCTTGTGCCCTTACAAGAGCCTCAGCTTGAAAATCTTTAGCAGCCTGAATTGCTGCAGCGTTATTATTCCCACCAATAACCCCGACCAGTCTTGTTCTATCCCCGGCACCTTCAAAAATGGGTACTCGAATTTCCCCTTCCCAAGTGTGATTAATCCCATAATGGTTCTCAAGAAACTTAGTTTTGCCGGACTCTCCAATAGCATCCTCAACCATCGAGACATCTTTTCTATTCAAACCGTCAATTTCATCTAACTTTTTCAGCAAAGCAGCTCCATTTTCACCTAGGCCATACTTCTCAACACCTTCCTGAACGGAGGCTTCTGCATTGACTGTCCTCCAAAAAGCAGCAACTTCCTCCGTGGGATTACCATCGAGCGAACCTTTATAAAGCGCGTTGATTAAGTCATCTGGGGCTTTATTTCCTTGAGTGCTTTCCGAAGCAAAAATCTGTTTCCAAACAGACCTGGATTGTCCAGGAACTCGACGACCAAAAAAACGTTCCAGCGCTTGTGCCTGACCAAGATCCTGAGCGGAGCGGGCCGATGCAAAAATTCTCGCCGCAATAGGATTATCGCGAAATTGAAACATTGCAGGGGAAACATATTTATTAAACATTAAAGCGGTTCGACGACGTAACTCCGAATCTGAAACGCCAGGAATCCGCTGGGCCATAGCTTGAGCTGCCCTTTGAGCGGCTCCTTTGGTCGTCCGTTTAATTCCGGAGAAATCAAATGCGGGAAGATTAGATAAAGATAGTGCCTCATCAACTGCTTTGACGCCTGTTTTTTGCATAGGTTTATCAGCCAACCAAGCTGCTTTTTTTATTTGTTCTGTCGTCCATTCATTCCTCGAGGCTGCAAATACATCAGGCCTGTCAGTTTTAAAGAGCATAAAATCATGTGCATCAACTTGTTTGGCAATTACAAAAAGCCCATCCTTAGAATCTCTAGTGAGATGAATACCTCGGTCAGTATCAACTTGCTCAAAGTTCTCTCTTAAGAGCTTATTCCACCTTCCAAATTCAGAATTATCTTTAATTTTTGGAAAGGTAATTCGTCGAGGATACTGCATAAACTGTTGCCAGTCAGGTTCCAAACCTGCTTTAGCTAAATAGTTATCCCGAGCTTTTTTAGTTGCAAACCCTGAAGACGTATTATGGGACAATAATTTCCGAACAATTGTTTTAGTTCTTTCCCTGATCTCACCTCCAGGACCAAGTTTACCGTGAGTGATATTTTGAAAATGGGCATTGAGCTTTTTCGTCGCCGATCCGCGCTTTCTAGCAACATCGGCGGTTTCATTTCTCAAACCATGAACAGCCCTCCCTTTGGGAGGCATCTCATTCATAATATCAACTTCGAGGTTGTTAATAGCGGCCCTCTGTTGCTTCAATCCCTCCTCAGTTACTTGTCCAGCTTTCCTTGCTTCCAGCATGTCCCGGATCTGAATCTGCTTAGGGGCGTTCAAATTCGCCCCTGGACGCGAGGAAGGAGAAACCTGAAGTTCCCCTGCACTTTTTACTTTGGCAAAGGTGCCTGTAATAAGCCCGCCCAGAGCTAAATCAAATCCAGCTTTCATCATCATCGTCGGGGTTCCCTCATATGAGGTTCCCTTTTCTTCCGCCAAAGCTTCTCCCAGGACAGAACCAATAACAGGACGGGCGAGTTCGAACGGAGCCCAACGAACTATTTCACGCCCCATAGTAGCCGCAAACGGTTTTGTTGCTAGATCCCCCTTCGCCACAGGTCGGGATAATTTCTGTGCGCCTTTAGCAATAGCGCCCAGGTTCTTCGCCCTCCCCAACGCTTTGAGACCCTTAAGATAAGCAGTGCCAGGAACGGCGTAACCCATAACTTGGCTAGCAATCGACCCCATTGGATTTTCATCACGCCACCTTTGTGTTTCTTTGGTAGCCTTTGCACCTACCAGTTCGGTAAAAGAACTACCGAGAGAATTAGCAAAACCTTCACCCCAGTTCATGCTAGAAGACTGTAGGGGAATTCCTGAAGAAGGCAGCCCTGGAGAAAAATCAAACTTCTCCTGAGATACTTGATTTTGAAATTCATCAAACAAAGGCATAATTAACGTCCTGTAGGAAGAAATTGAGCTGTCTGCTGTCTAACCGCATCTTGCATCTGCATCAAGATTGCTATATCCTGCTCATTCCGCATTTCAGGAATTGCTAAAGATAAAGTTTGCGTTAATTGATCCAGATTTTTCCCAGGTACAGCTCGTTGAATGTTGAGGTAAGTTTGATAGCCATCAGAGCTTAATTGCCTTGCTAGCTCTTGATTGGCAACGGAGGAAATTCCTTCACCTGGATTTAAAGTTTTGCCTTTTGCTTGGTTTTGTGCTTGCGCTTCCCTGAGTACTTTAACAACTCCTGAGGTTGGATCAGTCTGAAAAAGTTGGCCTCTCGAGCCTGCTTGGGTCTGCGGAGCTAACGCCGTCAGCATACTTATAAGGGATTGTTTTCTGGCAATATCCTGATTCCCTTGAGCAATGCCTACCCGATCTCTTTCCAAGCCAAGTTCATCTTGAATTTGCTGATTTTTTAGTCCAAGTTGATCAGCCGCTTGAGCCTGTGCACGTACATTCTGAATATTCTGGGAAGTGTTTTGAAATACTTCCGCTGTGTTCTCTGCAGGCGCTCCAAGACCTTGCATAAATGCAAGCCACTCAGGATTAGTAAAAGCCTCGGTAGCTCCTCTGTGTAGCGTCCCTAAAGGATCTTCTAAAAAGCCGGGAGGTTCAGCAATTTCAGAAGGTGCTGGCAGGGCCGATCCAGGAGAAGTCGCTATAGGGGCTTGAATCTCTTGGGGAGATTGAGTGCCTTGTAAAAGCTGTTGTATGATAAGTTCCCGCAAATCAGGTCCTGGAGGAACTACACCTGAATTAATGGGTATTGTACCTGAAGCAGGATCGCCAGCAACTTGCGCTGGTTGGGCCTTGATGGGTAGCGAGGCTTCTTGCGGTGCAGGTACCTGAGATTGATTAAGCACACCAGCTAACGGAGGCTGAATAGTGGAATGAGGAGGTGTCGAAGGTCCTGACGTTAAATCCTGGCTGATAGTATTTACAGACTCCCCGAGTTCTTTAATGCCAGAGGCATCCACAATATTTTGGAGAAGATTATATCCCCTTTCCCCGAAGGCCTGAGCAAAAGAAGCTGGCGGCGGCGTAGAATCTGCAACAATGCGCCTGACCATTTCAGATATTTCCGCAGGGGACGTAGCAGGCGCAGGAGGTCCTGGAGACAAAGCATTCTCGGGAGGTGCGCTAGCTTGACTTATTCCAACTTCACCTTCAACACCGCTTTGCGGTACAGCTGCATTAAATCCTCTAAGAGCATCTCTTATTCGATTTGCTATTGAGGGGGAAGGTCCTTGAGTAGATGGACTTAAGGGGACTTTAGCATTTGCTTCCTGTAGGTTAAACGCCGCATCTTGGCCTCTCCCTGAAGTCAGCAGCTGTACAATATCAGCGAAATTAAAACCAGAAGAGGGTTCAGGTTGCTGTATCTCAGGTGGTTTTCGCGCTGGAAAAATTTGTACCGGCATGATTTAAACCTCTTAAGATCCGAATAAATTAAACAAACCATCAAAAAAACCACCACCACCAGAAGCAGCACTCCCCGCAGCATTTCCGGCGTTTACATTGCTGGGCTGCCATACTGAAGCATCGAGCCCTTGTGAGGTCGCTGTCGTTCCTAACGAGCCTCCAGGCTGAATACCTTGTGGATTAAGGTTGTTTTCAGCTTTAAAATTCTCTAAAGAAAAATCTTTAGCTGAATTCCCTAAAAGACTACCTAAAGCGCCAAGACCTTGATCATTTTGTTTTTCGCCTTGCTTATTACTCGGTGAAACTGGTTGAGGCAATCCAGGCAACGGCACAGGCTGCGTTTTAATTGACCCTCTACCAGAACCCAAACTTTGCAGGGCTTGTTGCAACCGAATTTGTTCGGGAGAAATAGCAACAGGTTGCCGCCGAAAATCAAAATCAAACACAGACATTTTTTAAACTCCTAACCGTCAAAAAGGCTACCTAAAGAACTGCCAGCTGCGCCACCCGCAGAAGCTCCTTGCGGACCACCGAAATAAGCACCAATAGCAGTTCCTCCAATCGTACCGATTTTTTGCCCTAACTGCCTTTCTTTATCGGCTTGAAGTTGCTGAACAGTACCGTGTGTGTTGGATTGCGTACCCAGAGGCAGCGACGAAAGAATAGAAGCAAATTCAGGCAACCCAGCAAAACCACCTAACTGCTCTAGTGTTTGTTTTTGCCTCGCTTCGTCTATAAGGGCTTGTTCATTTGCTTGATCTCTTGCTCCAAGAGAATCTAAAAACTCAAAAGGTTGTTGGCCTAAATCAATTCCTTGATTAACTAAATTCGCAGAATTAATTTGGTTTTGGCGCTCTTGATTGTAATTTTGAAAAGCAAGATTAGCGGCTACATTTTGAGCATTGCTAGCAGCATCTCCAACAGCCTGCCCCTCAAGCAAGGCTCGGCGAGCGCCGCTATTTGCACCGATATCAATCGACTGCGAGGCAATTGCAGGAAGGGTCTCATTTGTCAATTTAGCTTCGATAGGGGAAAGTGCTGAATTAATTGCCCCCTGTAAGTACGGATTTGAATCAAAATCTAAAAAACCTCCCTCGGCTGTTTTTTGTCCCAGATCCAAAAAAGATTGGCCTGGATTATCAAGTGATCTGACAAAATCTTCGGCACCAAGCCTCGCCTCGCCTTGAAGTTCTGTCGGCTTAGCGAACAAATTACCTCCAAATGCTTGCCCAGCCTCGGATAAATGAAAAGGTGTTGATTTGGATTGTGCTTGTTCTAAAGCCCCAATAGCACTTTCAGTTCCTAACTGTACAGCTTTTCGTGCTGGCCCAGAGGCAACTTGGGTAATTGTCTGGGAGGTTTGATCAGGAACTTGACCTTTTAAATTTACCGCACTCTTTCCCCCACCCATACCACCGACACTGTAAATCCGACTGCGACCCTGCTCAAACTTCTTGACCCAATTAAACATTGTTCAAGTCCTTAGTGAAAATTTGAGCCTGAGGCTCACCATATCTGTGGAAACATTTCCGTTGAAAACCCTTTGGAACAACAGCACCTGCAAACCAACTGCAACCTGCATCCTTTCCAATCTTTTCAATCTCAGCAAAAAGTCTATCGAAGTTATTAAAAACACCATTTCCAGCTATAGCATAAAGCCATAATCTTTTTCCTCTCGGAAAGGTCTCAACCTGCAAAAGCACAATTCCAGAGGCTTCCTCAGTGAATCTATATAATGAGGCTACACCCTTAGCAATCCACTCTAAAGCTAAAGCTGCGCCTATTCCATCGTAACTCACCTCAAAGGCTTTTACAAGCCATTTAAGATCCTCCGAAGTTATTTCGTCGATAGGAACCGGCTCAATCATGACACAATCGCTCTATCAGTTACGCGTCTCCAGTTCGTTCCATCTGAAAATGCGGGTACCTCACCTCCGACCTCGTCTAAAACATAAATTAACATACTTTTGGTTTGTGCGGAAGGAACTTGAGCCACCGTATAACTCGGCAGCTGCAACACAGGTAGTTCTTCCTCAGCATCTAATACACTGATAAGTGCTTCTGCGTAGGCTTCCCAAGTGGTATAAAATGAAGGGATGGGATAAATAGACATTTAATTCTGCCCTTTTAAAAGTTGACCCCAAAACTCAATTGCACCAAGTTTCCAACGAACTTGAGGCACAGCATCTTCAAATATGATGGAAAAGTACCTAGCTGTTTTCCTGAGATATATTGAATCATTAGCGCTCGAAAGATAAAACCGTTCCCAAACAATATCTTTATTTAATTTATCTTGGACGCCTACTTGGAGAGACACCACAGATTCTCCTATATTTGAAATACCCTCCAATTCAAATCTAATTTGATCAACATATTTATCTCTATCAGGATGTCCCAAGTCAAAACTTTTTGCTGTTACATAAACTGAAGTTTCGTCAAGATCTGGAATTTGCCAAATCTTAGTTTCGATTGAGCTTGCTGTTTTTAGCATTGTTGCAATTCCACTAGCCATCGAGTGTATCCTCTCCTGTCCAATCCCCTCCAAAAGGCACTTCACCGAAACCGCCCTCACCAAATCCGACCTGATATGATATTTCATCTTGCACAGGTAGCTCACCTGAGTTGGTATTTGTAGTCGGATCGCCGGTAATATTTTGTTGCCAGAGATATCCTGAAGAATCTCCAGCAAGGGAAACACCAAAATCAGGTGCGTAAGTAGCAGCTGACCTTCCTCGATCATCGATACTCCAAATTTTATTCTTATAATTAAAAACAACCCCAAGCGAATTAGCTGTAGAAGGATCTTCCGGCCAGAAAAAGATTACTGAATGTTGTTGTCGATCATGCCAAGCAACAACTTTTGAAATCTGCTCTAGGTTGATGTTGTTGTAAATAAAATCCCGAATCTCAGGTGAGGCAATATACTCAAACTTAGTGCCATCAGTAGCCCAAATACCTTCAGGCCCAAAACCGTAGTGGATTGCTCCCACAGCAACTACAGCTGCTTTGCCAACTGTACCGATCCCCATAAGAAGAGGGCGATAGCGGAACCAGAATGGCGCACCAACAAATTCAAGAATAAACATCCTATTATTGGTGTAAAAGGCAACATCTTTCCCCCGCATTACCGCAGCTAGAATCGGCCCTCCAGCTTCTCTTATTGTTAAGTTACCCGCAGCATTTGAAGTGGTTGGGGACCAGTCTTCGATATTATCTTCATCACACCATTCAGCCTCAGCTACGCCATTTGATGTATTAAAGGCGATCATAAACGGGGATCTCTCGATAAAAATTTCCGCCGTAGTAAATGAGAGCCCTGTTAGGTTTGCAAAGGATGTCCCCTTAAAAATTTGCGGTACGTCAACTCCATTGGTTGCAGCAATCCAAGTTCCCCAGGAAGTTAAACTCCAAAGAGTTGCTGGGGTGGTGCTAGTCGCATTCTCTACCCCGGCATAACCTGAGCCGACGCTAGTAGCTCCACCTGCGGTAGTGTATTCAAATAAAGTAGTTGAGTTGCCATAATAGGCAGTTGGCGTTCCCGCAGCATTAACAGAAAGTAGACCTGTGATGGAGTCCTGATTAACTGGAGATACAATCAAACGTTGGCCTGAGGTAGGTTGAACAGAAGATTCCTCAAATACTACATTTCTCCCGTCAACAAAAAATTTAGGTTTAGCTGAATTAAGTAATGAAGTTGTCGGTGTTTGAGACCTTCCAGGTATATTCGGAGAAATCCCTCCCATCAATTCTTCTCGGACAGTTTTCAGTAATTTACTCATTTTTACGCTCCCAGTTCAAGTAAAAACAACCAAGAGGAACCTCGAAGATAATTAACACTGTCAGTGTCTGTCCAGGATCTATTCACATAAATAGAACCGCTTACAGGCGCCAAGGCTTCAACGCCGTAGGTTGTTGAAGAAGTGGTTGCGGGAGAATGCGCTCCCATTAACATAACTGTCTGAGCCCCTGCTTGAGAGTCTGTTGGTACATCAAACTGAGCGCCGACTTGCTGGCGGCTACCTGCCGCATCCCCCTCAGATATTACATTGGCCCCTTGCACCAACCGCAATCCTCCGATACCGGCTCGGGACACCATCACATTAGCTAGCAGCAAGACTTTACTTGAGGCCGCACTCGGCGTAATAGAAGCACTCAACCCTGTTACCCCAGCAAAGCTATTGGAATTATCACTCCAAGTGTCAGTTTTTTCAACATAAACAACTTGTTTGATTTTTCCCTTAGCTAAATTGGTTAAAAGGCTACCATCGACCGCAGGTAAAGCTGCTGACGAAGTTAACAAAACACCATTCCCAGCTGAGGTACCTGAAGAAACAACAGCCATTGTCCCCAGGCCTAGATTAGTTCGGGAAACAGAAGCACTTGCAAGATCACTTAAGTTAAGCGCCGCATTTAGCTCAAGGACTGACCAAATTGCAGCTGCTGCAATACCAGCTGTGGTGCAGGTATACATAATATTATTTGAGGTATCCAGGCAAGTCTGCCCCACCCAAGCTCCTGCCACATTTCCTTGGGGTGTTCCAGTATATTGCAAAGTCAGACGGGACTCAAGTTCATCCATAGACCCTCGATAGGCAGTCCCCCAGGATTTATCTTTATCAGCTGGTTTTTCAAGATTAAGCTTTGACGTAAAGGAGGAGGCCATTATTAATCTCCAAATGTGAGTGTCCAGGAAACCTCAAAGGTTTCCCCTACGGATAGTTCAAACTGATTTGTTAAAAAACGAGCTAACATAGTTCCAGTAGAAGCCGCATTAAAAATACCAACCTCATTAACAGTAACGGTACTGCCCAGGCCGGTGCCGAAGGAAGCTGTGTAGGTGGTTGCGGCTGCGGCATGGGATGCTGTAGTAAAAGCTACCCGTTCATGCTCAGTTCCTTGAAGAGCTGTCATCGCTACGGTAGAGACGGCAGCACTTGAACCAATCGCCATATGAGAAGGTTCTGCGTCCGTATCATCCACCATTCTACCTGCAATTAACGCTAAACCTGCGGAGGTAATGAGATTGCTTCCATCAAAAATTTGAACAAGTTTTCCTTTTTTATCAAACTTTTTAGCCCGAACCCATCCACGTACACTTACATTACACATTCTACGTCCCCATGGTCAACGTCCAAGTAACTTCGAGAGAATCTCCCGCCGCCTTAGTGATAGTACCAGTCAAAAAACGAGCCAGCATGGTTCCGCCGGAAGATGCGTTAAAAACACCAGCTTCTTCCATAACACCTGTACCGGTCCCTGCAGGTAAAGTTGCCACATAAGCTATTGCGTTCCCGGTACGTGTAGTTGAGTCCAGAGCAACCCTACCAAGTTCTGTCCCTACCAGAGTGGTATCCCCCGCAACAGGCGCTTGACTTGAATCTCCAATGGCAGTATGGGTAGGTAATGTAGGACTTTCATTGGCAAAATTTTGAGCAACCAAAATCGCACCAGCATCCACGACAAGATTAGGCCCTTGGCGAGTTAATTTGCTCTTGCCTTGCTTATCCCGCAAAACCACTTTTACATAACCACTCAGAAAAACTTTATCCTTTAACATGAGATTCACCTTTTTCATTTGTACGATCTTGCCCAGCACTGGAACCGAAATAATAACCGTAAATTTGTTCTGCTTTGGCTGATACATGCCCAATAATAAGACCAGTTAGCGTTGCTCCTTCTGCACTAACCTGCATTTCAGTCATCAGAAGATATCCAAAGATGCCAAAAAGCCCAACGACAGTAAGGTAGGCTAGAATTGCTGGAGTGTGTCCTCCTACAGTAGCCTCACGTTTTCTAGCACTGTCTCGATCTTTTAAATAAAGTGCTTCACGTTCGATGCCTAGTTCTTCGAGTTTAAGCGTAAAATCATTTTCAGCTTTTTTAAGGTTCAGCATCACTTCAGGATTACCCGACATAACATGTTTTTGCAGTCGAGCTACAGCATCTTTTCCTGAGATTTCTTCAGCGTCATCATCCCCCAAGGCTTTAACAGCCATGGTAGCTGCCATCCCAGCCATCGGACCTCCCAACGCAGTTGCAAGCATAGGGGCTACATTTTTTATAGTATCAAACCAACTCATTTCACTTTATCCTTTCAAAGAAGCAACAACTACTATCAGGCCTAGGAGAATTGATAAAATAACACTAGCACCTTTCAGAATCCTGCCGGGAAGTCCATCTAGTGTTTTAGTAATTTCGTCGTATTTATCCCAAAGAGATGTAATGTTTTTTTCATGGCTGATGTGCTTTTCGGTGTGAACCCCCTGAGTTTCCAGAGCCAGAGTAAGTCCAGTCACTGCAGCTGCCAACACATCTACGCTTTTCTGCACCCCTTCTAATAGCGCTTCTTGGCGCGTCATTCGTCCGATCAGTTCAGTCTCGTCCATGTTTAATAACTCCAAATGTGCGGTGCCGGACGCCCTGATTTAATAGGTGCATCATCCATATGGATAAACCGATTAATCCCCTTCTGACTTACACCAATGCGGTGGAACCCTTCAGCTTTTGCTATCTCCAGCAACTTCAAGGCCTCTGCTCCCCGATTCCCACTGTCAAAGGCGAATCCATCAAAATGAGTTCCTGGGGACTTTTTTCCAGCTTCTATCGGGTGCGTCCTACACCGTTTAGCACTGGTGAGTGGCATAGGGAACCCAACAAGGTCCCTGACACGCTGTAGGCGTTCTTGAGACTGACGGCGAGGCATCTCGGGAGACCCACAGCCGCAATGGCAGCGCAACTCTTCGTCAGTAAAATTTTTAGTATAGTTCGTTAAGCTCATAGTTTTTCCCTCTCTGCTGCAATCAAGTCTCGGTTTGCCTGAAGCCATGTTCTACCTTCATCGGTAAGAGTCGCTTCGGCAATTCGCCTTGATGTTTCCAAAGCCTCAAGCCGAAGCATTTCAATTTTCGCCGCTTTGACAATCTTTGCGCCACTCTCTGCTGCAACGAGTTCCGCTTCGGTGGGCTTCTCAGTAGAGTCCTTCCACTCCAGAGTATCGTAAGTATCACCCCCAAGGGTGTACTGTGCACCAGGACGGATCTTCTCAAGGATCATTGGGATATCCATAGTCACGCTCCGATTTCTTTAGTGGATATTGAACAAATGGTGCGAGGATGGCTGGTAGAATTGGTGTCGTTAGACTCCCGGTTCAAGTAGAACGTCCCGGCATAGGCGTGGAATACCTCCACGGTGTAGGTCTGAGCGCTTGTTGATGCAGGAGAATCAAGAAGATCGATTACAGTGCTGTTCATTGAGAGTGAGTCAACCGCTACGCCAAAAGCTGCACACGAAGTGCGACTCCCAACAACATCCCCAACAGTCAATACCGAGGCTCCCCGCTTAACCCGGAAGCATGGATTCATTGCAGAGCCAGCTGTATTGCCGTGGTTCAGAACAACGGTTACTCTGACCTTTGAAGATGTTGCAGATGGCGTAATTGCTTGAGAAAGCCCTGTTAGAGCCACCCAGGTTGAGGTCGTTGTATTTGTGAAAGTGCTCGTTTTATTTGTTTGAAGGTCTTGAAGAACCTTTCCCGCAACACCTAAAACCGCAATAGCTTGTGCAACCCTCAATGCCGTCAAAAGTTTAGTATTATCAGTCCCTGTTTCAGCTTCTACCTGAGACGCAGCGATACAATTTCCGATATCAATATTTGATATTACGTTACCGACACCATTAACATCGAGAGTTTTATTAGTTAAAATATCTGAGGAATCTTTTAAGACCAAGGTTCCGCTAGCATCAGGCGCTGTCAGGGTTCGTACTGTCCCGGTAGTAATACCCGAAGCTTCAAAAGCAATTTCTTTTGTCGAGTCTCCATCATCTTGAATGCGAAAAGTATTATCAGCAAAAACATTGCTCTGGCCAGAGGCCCCTCCGGGAGCTGAATTCGGGCTAAAGCCTCTTAAGTCATCGGCGGTTGAATCGTACAGTGTATAATTGCCTCCCGAAAGTTTAAACACCAATCGGCGAATAAGAAACCCTACACCAAGAAAATCTTCTGGTATGGAAAAGTTAACAGTTCTATCAACATCCCCCCGAACACTTTCAGGATCGCTCCCGTTATAACCACCTGAAGGTAAGTTAACCATCAACTTACAATCACCTGTAGCTGCATTGACCACGCCCCATACCACTACACCGAAAATTTTATTGGCAAGAGATGTGCCGGTTGAATCGGCTGTGATATCACTCAGCGCAGTGCGGCGCACATAGACTGTGGTAAAATCGTTTGGTACATAAAAAGCACTTGGGTCAGCAAATGCAGGCATGGAGTGTTCATGTAATTGGTACACCATACCTGAAGTGGTCGATAAAGTAACGTTAGCAGTACCACTCCCTGTTACGGTCACTACACAACCACTTTTCCATGTTGCGTGTTGATTACGAATCCACTCATTCAAGTGAGTAATATGCCCGCCATCACCTGCATCATAGGGCTGATCTGACCATTGATGCACTTTGTAAGGTCCATATAAACCAACACTTGTAGCACTTTGACAGAGCACTACACCGATGCGGGTATGCTCACCTGCAGGCCAGCTTGAGGTGTTTTTAGTTAATGTATTGGTAGAGGCTAGAAAATAAATAAAGTTAATCTGAGGCGAAATATCAGATCCTGGGGTGAGACTTACTGAGGCAGGTAAAACAATATCATGCTCGCGATCCGAATGCCATGTTAGAAGGTCCGTACCCGGAGAAACTGAATTATCGACAGTTGCGGTTACAGTGCCTCCAGACTCTGAAATAATAAATGAGAGTACCCCAAGAGCAAATCCGTTAAAGGCGTGCTCAATTTCATGTGGACCGGGACCAGTCAAAACTTCCCGAGTCATCTGCTTGGTTTCGCCCCCCTGAACCACGGCAAGCAAATCAGTGTCGTCAGCAACAGTCGCTACAGTAAGATCTGTAATTTTCTTGGTAGTCATAACTACTCCTGGATCAGGAAATCGCTCGCCTCGGTTACGATGGATAAGTTAGCCTCAGTCATGAGAGAATCTGTAGCTGTAATAAGCCAAGTATCTCCAAGAAGCAAAGAATCTGAAACAACTTTCCCCACCCGGCTAACCGCAGCATCATTTAAAGCCAAGGTCTCAGATATAACCTTGCCGACAGAAACTGTACCTACGTCGCTTAAAGTTAGATTATCTCCCCTTGCGGGTTTTGGCTTCATCGAGTGGGCATCAGAAAAAGATAAGGAATCTGTTGAGTGTTTTTCTTTCCAAAAAGACTCATTTGGAGCCCTGGGCCGAAAAGTCACATCAGAGCCTTGATCCTTATCATGAAAGATAGTCATCCGTTCATAACCTCGTTTCGGTTAGATGATCGAAGTTCCTCATCCGCCAAAGTCAGGGTACGCAGACCTTCATCCCGAATCGCTTTATAAAGGGTTAACAAATCAGGTTCCCTCAAAAGAGGCGCCATTAACATCATGGTCTGTGCCAGCAGGATTTCTTCACCATTTTCGAGCAGCCAGGGCGTCTCGATATAGGGGGAAACTGGCCAATCTGCATATTGAATATAAGACATTTCGAGGTTAACAATTTCAGAAGGTGTGTTATCCATCCAGATATAATCAAGACCATCCAACCAGTAACCTGTTGGGGTTGCCTGATCGTTTGATATAACATCTTCAGGATCGACTTGGTTGAGTATACTATACGATCCATCTGCGTTTATGATGCGAATAAAATTAAAGCTCTTAAAACGTTCCGGCAGAGCTATAGACCGTGGATATGTTGAAGTAGGATCGATAGCAAAGGTAACGAATCGCTCCATGTACTTAAAAGAATAATTGCGCTCCATCCACCTCCCAGCTTGTTTGACAAACGCAGGTATAACGGCATCATGGAGAGTTCCCTTGTTGACATTGGAGGAAACCGTTGAATGAAAATCTGCAAGAGACATAGCGTCAATACCTTATAAAATACAAATGTATGGCTCAATCCTCGGTTTCAAAATCAAAGTAAGTCGAGGTCTTTTCAAGTTCAGTCTGAATGTTTTCAAAATCTTTAGAGCCTTTTCCGAACCCAGCATGAACATAACCAGACTCAGTTGATGTAATAATTGGAGCTTTATCACTATAACCATAAAAAGATGTTTGAGGATCAAGTCGCTCACAGGTATCTAGCAGTGTGGTCGTAGCAGGGACCTTAATGCGGCATCTAGAGTTTCGATCCCCATCCCAAAACTTAGCTAGACCTAACCAATACTCAACATTACACCGACCCAACTCGTAAGAATTATTTTTAGACTTAGTAGAATAGTTATAATCATGTCCAAAAAGTTCAATCTCTTCGGCGCCACTAAGCAAAGCCAAGGCAATTGCATATGCTGAGGAATTTCTAAAATAAATTTCTTGAATGTGATCAATGATTTCACCGAAAGGATACTCTCTTGAGTTTGGTAATTCAGGATGATTTTCTTGCATCACTACAGGAATGCCATTATCATACAGCTTCCACCAATCTGGGCCGTTAAGTTTCTCAAGGAGTGTGTGTTCGTGGATTTGAAACGCGAGATCATGACGGAAAACATGTGCGGCAGCGTTAAGAGCCCATACCTGCGCCCCCTCAGTGTAACGATGATTGTTATACATCAGGAGCTGGTATTGGTACATGGACGCCCCCATCCCTAGAATAATGACCCTGTTACAGGCCTTAGCCTCTGGGGAGAAGATTTTACCTTCTTCAGACATTCGAGGATAGGGATAAGAAGCGTCCATGGCTCAATACTCACTTTCAGTTATTGTTAAGAGTTGCGGGGGACCAGGGTCAGGGATACCGCGATCACGCCGGAAGCTCCAGCAATTGCCGAAGCCCCTACTTGGATAATGTCACCGGCATCCACCGAGGCATTGATAAAACCTGTGGCTGCCGTGGTGGTTGAAAGATTGGTGACTGTGCCTGCAGTCATATCCGTGATGTCGTAATCATTGACATACTTGTCAGCGTCGGTTTCAGTTCCCACAGTAAGCAACTGCGAAACCCCAGTTGCAGTGGCAGTTTCACAAATAACGCTAAGACCAATGATGGTGGCGTTGAAGGGCACTGCCTGCACCGGAAGTCCTGTTTGCGCGTCAGAGGTCAGAGTAACAGCATCCGACGACATGAGGATCGGCATTTGATCCATGTTATAGGCACCTGTTTCGAGCCCCGGAATAACCAGGGCTTTTCCGTCCTGGGTAATGGCACTTGATCGGCCTTGTGAAAGTGGTGGCATGATATTGTTTTCCTTATAAAAAAGATAGAAACAGTTGCTGTTTTAGCTATCTGCAGCTGCAGTGTGCAGGTTCTTGATCAGATAATGAGCGGTGGGGTGATGCACTTCCATTCCCGTCTCCGTCAAGTAGCCACTCTTCTCACCGTCCACGCCGTTGTCGCCTAGCTTTTTCTGGTACTTGGTGTCGTCAAGTGGGCGGTAAACCAACTCAGCCATGTCAAGTGCAAACATCCAGCTTTCCACGCCGTAATAGGAACCTGTACCCGTAGTTCCGCCGACCATGCGGTTGAAGAGCGGATGAGATTTCATCACCAGTTCACCAAAAGGCGAAGTCAGGCGTGAGACATTCATTCCAAATTCTTTAAGCCCGAATTGAATATTGTACGTGGTGTTCTTGCGGATGATCTGCTGGATGGTCAGCATGGCACGATTGCCCATAAAGGCCATCTTTTCATCCGAACCCCACTTGAACATTTCGTACATGTATTCTTCGAGGCCAGCCATGGTGACGCCTGAAGCATAGTCTGAATCTGCGGTTTTGATGTTGTTGGTGTCAATAACATTCATAACACCGTCAGTGGTTCTCATGGGCTTACCATTTCGAGTGCCCTCACTCTTGCTTCCGAACCAAAAGGCACGTTCCATGTCCATGGAATGAAGCTCCAGACACTCTCGCTTAGCTTCCCGGATTGCATCCCCCGTCCGGAGACGCGTTTTCGTTGCAGTACGCGTTGCTTCGAGGGTATTACGAAAAATCTGCGTATAGTTTGTTCGTTTAGTGGGATCAAAGTTCACGCCGGTTGGCGCGTCTGAGCCCTCTTCATTCGCCGAACCAATACAGACCAAAAATGGGTTAGCTCCCGCGCCGTCGAAATCTGCGGTAGCAGCGGTCGTTCCTGCTGCGCCACGAAGTACGTTCAAGACGGTATCCGAACCTGGATCACCATTGACTTGAACAATTTCTGAGCCTTGCTCGACCCACAGCATGTCGCCGTCCTTGAAAAACTGCGCTCCTGAAACCAAGGGAAGCGCAGTTTCAACCGCGTCAAGATCTGCGCTAAGAGCGGCTCGGCGAGAATTCTGGATCTTGTCCCACCAGTTGAATTCAGGGTCATCAGTTTTCTTGGTAGTCATGGCTGCGGTCAGAGCCGTCAAGGGGGCCTGCCCGTTCGGCGAAAGCAGCAAAATGCCCTCCCGCCAATTTTTTGGTCGCTGATCGGTAACAAAATTTTGAGTTGTGCGAAGTCCTTGAATTGCCACGGTAAATCTCCTTGAGCCTTGTTAGTTTCTCCCTCCGAAGAGGGTATCATTGATATCGCTTTCAACTGAAGTGGTACTTGGAGCAGCTGGGCGAGTACTGCTCCCCATCATCTGCGGTGGGGGATTCGAGGCTGCCGATGTTCCAATATGCCCAAAAAGTTTCTTTGCTCGCCGTCCCACCTCATCCCGAATTTCTGCAGTCCAAGTTTGAGCTCCTGTTTCTTGCACAACTTGCTCAGCCAGAGTTTTAATGTGGGGCCGCAATTGTGGTAGATTCAGATCTTGAAAAGTGTTGTAAAAATCAGATTCAATTGTAGCCCGCTGTTGCGCCGCAGTTTCCCGTTGCTGAAGTAGCGCAGGCAACCCCTGTTGAAGAAGCTGCTTAAATTCCCCCTGCATACGTTGATGAACTGACATTGCTGTACCTGTCATCATAGCCTGAATACCCTTTGTCCTCAACGCAGGATCTTCGGACCCTAGAGCCTCGACGAGTTCTGGCGGTACAGGAAAATTGTATTCAGGCAACTGGGAAGCTGCATTCGGATCTGGCTGCTGCGAGGCTTCGCTTGCACTGCGCTGAGAGAGAAGCGCTTGATACTGAGCCAGCTGGCTCTTTAGCGAATCAACTTCTGAACGCACCTGGGGATTTACCGTGGCATTGTTTTCAGGATCGGGGGCAGGTTTAGACTCAAGAGAGGTAGCAAGTTGGCCTGCTTGCTGTGTCTCTGTCTCGCTTCCTTGTCCGTCCGGTGAAAACTCGGGAGTTCCACTCCCGGGGGCCTCAGGTGTAGCTTCGGAGGTTGGCTCACTAAGTTCTTCAAAGGGGTCAAATGAAAGAAGATCGGAAATCTCATTCTCAGCCAAGTTCTCATCGCCAGCTGGAATGTTGGTTGGATCGGGGGTGGCTTCAGGCATCGGTAGGCTCCTCAGTCAGTTCAATTATAAGAGCAAGCATTGCGTTCACTTGGGAAAACTTGGCTTGGATAAATGCAGCGTCAGTCGCTAAGTTCATGTCGAATTGAACTAGCTGATTTTTATAAAGTTCTCTTTGTTCAATGAGATGATGAATAAATTTCTGTCCAGTCGAACCATGGAGAAAAGATCGAAAGTCTACAACATCCTCAACACACCATTCAGGGAGTGGTGCAATGTATAAAAGCTCGATTTTATCAATAGGATTCATTATAAAACTCCCGGAGGAAGCTCGCCTGGGGGAACTAAGTTCCCTGCGTTAACGCCATTTTGCACTGAGGCATCTGACTGAAGATCTGCTTTAAAACTTTCCATGTTTTGGGCTCCACCCAGCTCGGCCATAAAATCAAAAATCTTCGGGAGTTTATATTTCTGTCTTAACTCTTCATCACCCTGCACAGCTACGAAAATTTCTTTCCAAACATCCAAAAGAGCAACCCTATCTAATGGAAGTGTACCATCATGCACAGGAAAATAAAAGTCCCCTGTGAGCATTTCGGGACTGAGATGTATGGGGTCTTGCTGACCCTCAGGCCCAGTAATTTGAAACTCAAACTCTTGATCCAAAAACTGTTGCGTGTTGAGGGTCCATTGCTCAGTTAAATCAGATACCCCCTGGGCCGAAGTAAGTCTTGCATGTGAGGCTAACCGAGAAGCGGCTGCTTCGCCTGAAGTTCGCACTTCAGTTGCCGTTTTCCGACCCCCATCAGTTTGCAGACCTCGAAGATTATCATTAATGGCGGTCATGGAATCAGCCAGTCTCACCATCATTTGCATATCGTTGATATGATTTTTAGTCACATCGGTTACATTAAGCTGAGTAATTGCCGAGCGTACGTCCTGCCCATACGAAGATCGTTTTAACCGGATAATTTTTCCAGGGTCAGGATTTTTAAGATCCTGCATTTCAACTCTTGAGGGATCAACAATGAACATGTTATTCATTGCCGCTTTTACGTTGTGCATGTGTGAATCAATGAACCAAGAAAGAGTGTCCTGAAGGGGCCGAGTATAATCAAGAATCCCGGCGTTGCCAAACCCATATCCGAGGGAGTAAGGTTCCTGCACAGCTACAGGGTGCATTTCATGATCATGGCTGAGAGGCTCTGCCTGGACAATTTGACCTTTATTGAGAACGGTAAAAATCCACTTCTCAGGAACACGAGAGTCACTTAAACCTAGTTCAGCTGGGATAATCTCAATCGAGCCCTGGTCAGTTTGATAAAAAGATCTACCTGAACGCACCTCATCCCTGAGCATTCCTGGGGTGGCATCTCCTTCGGAAAGAATATCTCTGTCAGAATTTCCTGAGTTGAGGCCTCCCATGGAGTTACCTCTATTGCGAAGCTGCTCTGGCGCAGCATCTACGTACCGAAGGGCTCCGCTTGCTTCCATTCTTTTAAGCGAATGCCGACCTTCAAAAGTCCTCCAAAAAACAAACTCACCTTTTCTGTTCACCTCCACCATAGGAACGCGGGGATCAGGAAAGAACATAAATGGATCAACGCTGGCGGCAAGATTGCCTTGATAAACAGTGCGTTCTTCACGAAACTTTTGCCCATTTTTCCAGACTGTTCTGCGAGCTTTCTTGTCTGCCCATTCAGTTCTGAGAACGCCAAGACCGTATATCTCACCATCAAGAAGAAATTGATAAAGATGGCGAATAAGACGGGAGTGATCTGCATTATACTGAAGGATGAGTTCCATGTTGCGAGCAGCACCTGCCGCATCCCCCCGATATGAACCTAGCTGGAACATAGGCTTACGTCCAGCAAAGGTGTGCATAAGGTAGGTTACAATGGTCATGATTGTCGCAAAGGAGTATGGAAATACCATTGAAACAGCCTTACGGGGCTTGCCGTCTTTGTTATCCGCATCAAGAATCGCTTCGTATTCCTCAAGATCCACATACGCCTGGACATTACGCTCGTTCACTCTCCAGCGAGGGTAAAACTGATTCATCTTCCTCTCAGACATTTCGAGGCGGTCCATCAAATAATTCAAAACTTTGTCATGAAGAATCGATCCTGGAGTGAGCCTGTCAATGGGACGCTCTTCAAGATCCTTTTGAGTGACTTTTGGCCATTCTCTCTCGGACTCATTACCTAGTCCTGGAGGGCTTCCTCCAGTTGTGTTTTTGCTGGGCTGTTTAGTTGACATTACCATTATATATCCCCAAAGAGCTGACGATCAAGCTGGTTAGCGTCGTCAACAGGCAGAGTTGCTGGTTGAAATAGATCGCATATAAAACCTTGTTCAGAGACCCCCTCAGTCACTGTGCAGGGACCGGATGAAGCAGTAGGACCCGCTTCGAACGAGAGGCAACCTGAACAATCTTGCAAAGCTGGTTGACCTCCAGGCTCGGCGGGTGCTGGACGATAATTAGCTTCAGGTTTTGCAACTTTGTTGGTGTCTGGATTTGGAGCCCCGAAAGGTCCTGCTATAGCTCGTTCATTAGGCATTTGTATTTCCTCTAAGTTATTGAACGCCCCAGCTACCGAGAGGCTCGTATTCGTCTTTTGCAAGATCTTTTTCTGGGTCAGCAGCCTGGGCGGCGAAGGGATCTAGCAGGGCTATCGCCATCGATAGTGCATCTGGGCCATCTTTTTTTCCTTGCGGCCAGTCTAAAAGTTGTTCCTCAAGACGGGGAAAACGACGTTCGAAGGTGATATATCCATTGGCAAAGCGTGGCTGGAGAATCGCAGTAACTCGATCAATTTTTCTCTGTGGAGTTCCGGCAGCTTTTTTATGGCTTTTAATTTCCTCAATCTCAAAATAATAACTTTTGCGGAACATTTCCTCCCGCATAAGATGAACAAGAGCTTTCCCTAGCCCTATACTTTCAACTCCATGAATGGTGGGTATGTAGAGTTTCGCCATTTCAAAATAGACATCAATTTGTTCTCTAGGTAAAGCGCCTCGTTTCATCCAGCAATCATGAACATGGATAATACCTTTTTCAGACATCGAGACAACTGTAATTGCTGTGTAGTCCGCGCCAGGATCTTCTGAAATGGCAGGGTCAATCAAAATCGCTTTGTTAAGATGTTCCGTGGGATCAGGCTTGTTATAAATAAATTGATCTGAGGTGAATCGCGCCATGTCGTTTGCACGAATCTGATTAAAATATTCCATATAATAAAGATGGAGCTTGCCGATTGCTGTATATGCAGCTTTCTTTTCTTCGAGCTTTTTCGCATCTAGGTTGAGTTCCCACAACAACTCCCCGTCCCGATCAATTGCGCCGAAAATAACCACAACCCAACGTTTGTCTTTACGGCAGGTTTGCAATAAACTTTCGCGGTGTAAAAGTGTCCCCAGAGCTGTAATGGAGGCATCAGGAACAAGCTCAGGCAGGGCAGGCATTAAGTCACCATAAAACCACTCTAAGGCTTTCGAGCGTTGATCCTGCGTGTTAACACTTTCTTTACTCTCGACATCGTCAACAGTTATATGCCAAGGGCGCACCCCATTAATATTAAAGCCCCGAATTTGGCCGCCACGGCCTCGGGCCGCAATTGTTACCCCACTAGCAGTCTGACAGATTTCATCCGACCAAGACAACCCAGACCTTTGCGCAGGTTTTAAGAAACCAAAAACTTCTTTAATATGTTCATTTTGCTCAAGCTGTATTCGGAGAGATTTGACCTGACGCTCGGCGTGGGGTTGAGCTTCAGACACATACAAAGTGAAAGGACGCTCTTGATAAAGAAGATTATGCAAATTCAATCCGTTAAGGAGTGTGGTTTTTGAAAACCCCCTGGGCATCATTATAAGAGTGAATTTATTGGCGTGTAGAATAAGTTCATCTCCAGCCTCATTCCAAGAAAAAATATGCTTAAAAACCTCAGGGGCATTTTCAAAATCGGGCTGGAAAATAAAGTTAGTTCGTATCTTCTCTAGTTCTCTGTATTTACTTAAAAAAGCTGTACAACGTATGATGATGGCAACAATACCTCGATGCACCCAAGGAATTTCGGTAAGAAACCAATCTTTTAAAAAAGTGCGTAGGAATAGAACCGGGTCAAGATAAC